ACGGGCGTCACGGTCAATGCCCCGGGCTCCGCCCGCTCCGTCGTCTACAAGGTCACCGTCCTCTCCACCAACTGCGTCGCCGCCGCGACGACGTGCGACCTCACCATCGCCACGCTCCCCGCCAAGGCGTTCCTCAAGGCCGTCATCGCGGACCTGACGACGACCTACGCCTGCACCGCCGTCTGCACGACCGCGACGCTCTCGGGCACGCTCGGCACGAGCGCGGGCGGCACGCAACTGCTGGCCTCGATGGACCTCGACGCCGCGGCCGCGCAGTTCGGCGACGCGGATGCGGAACTCGGGGCCACCATGAACGCGGCCGCCCGGAGCGCCAACGGCGCGCTGTTCAACGGCGTGCTGATGTCGTGGTCGGGCACGACGACGGTGACCTACCGGATCACGAGCGGCACCGGCAACCTCGGCGACGGCGCGGCGACGAATCTGAGTCAGGGCACCATCGTCTTTTACTTGGTCACGGAGGTCTTCCCGTAGTGGAGATCCGCCGCGCGAGCCCGATCCCGCTCGACAGCCCCAAGGCGTTTTACACGAACCACGCCAGGGACGCCGAGACGGCCCGGCGCGCCGTGAAGCTCGCGCTGCCGATGCTGACGCACGTCCGCCGGAACCGCCAGACGATCGACAAGAAGGCCCTGCGCCGCTACAACCAGTGGGCGCTCGTCACGGACGACCGCTTCTACGTCGGGCGCGCGAACACCTACATCCCCGCCGTGCGCCGGGGCGTCGAGCGCCTCGTGAGCAGCACGATCCGCGAGACGTTCCCCTCGGACGAGTGGTGGGACCTGCAGGCGACCGCCCCGGAGTTCGAGAAGAACCTCGACGGCCAGCGGGCCCTCCTGCGCCAGCAGCTCCGCCAGATGGCCGTCAAGCGCCTGGCCCGGCCGACGTACCGGCAGGCCTTCATTTGCGGCCTCACCCCGGTGCGGGTCGGGTGGAAGACGGTCGAGCGCACGGAGAGCGCGATCGGCCCGGGTCCGGACGGGAAGGGCTTCGGCGTCACGCAGCGCCGCCGCGTGCTCTACAACGGTCCCGAGTTCGAGCCCGTGGACTTCTTCAGCTTCGGCGTCTACCCGATGACGGGGCTGCGCCTGGAGGACGCGCTGCTCGTGTACGAGGACGCCGTGGTGAGCCTCGACGAGTTGCAGGCCGACCGTGACAACTACACGAACCTCGCGCGGGCGAAGTCCGCGGCGGGCAGCGGGACCAGCGGGAGCGAGGCCCTGCAGCAGCGCCAGCAGCGCCTCCGCCAGCTCGGGATCACCGAGGACGAGCTGACCGACGGCCAGTTCGCCTTCATCACGCACTGCTACCTGTCGGCCTTCGATCTCAAGGACCGCTTCCGCCTCGGGCCCGAACCCGTGATCCTGACGCTCGCGTGGGAGGAGGTGCCGATCCGCCTGCAGCGCAACGCCTACGGCCGGGCGCCCTATCTCGAGGTGCGCGACAGCGAGATGATCGGGGAGCACTGGCCGCACGCGCGCACGGAGGCGACCGATCGGCTGCAGATCCACCTGAACGACGTGTCGAATCAGGACGCGGACGCCTCGAGCTTCGCCAACAACCCGATCGTGCTGGTGGACCCCAACGTCGTCGAGGACTACCAGGCGATCGCCATCTACCCGGGCGCCAAGGTGCCGGCGCCGAAAGACGCCGTGAGCTTCGACCGCCCGCCCGAGGCGGCGTACAGCCAGAAGGACAAGCTCGCCTTCCTGCACCAGCTCATCAACGAGAACCTGGGCTCGCCGACCGCCGCGAGCGGCAGCCCGGCCGCCTCCGCGCAGCCCCGCGGCGCCCGGACCTTCGGCGGGATGCAGATGCTCCAGATGCTCGCCGGCTCCGAAGCCAAGGAGTTCGTCGAGTTCCAGGAGGAGAACTTCTGGGAGCCGCTCCTGGGGTGGATGGCGAAGATGAACGCCCTGTTCCTCTCCGACGAGCAGACGCTCCGCATGGCGGGCAGCCGGGGCGCGGCCATCGTGGTGAACCGCGAGACCTTCGCGGGCGACTACGCCTACGAGTGGCTCGGCACCTCGACGATGCAGAATCAGACCGTGCGCTCGGCGCAGATGCTGGTCTTCATGAACGTGCTGCGGGGGCTCCAGCTCCCGCCCGGGCAGTCGGTCAACGTCGCGTACATCCTCAAGACGTGGTGGCGCTCGCAGGGCCTGAAGGACGCCGACCGCGTGATCCTCGACGCGACGCCCGAGTCCGTGCCGGCCGACCTCGAGCAGCAGCTCGTGGCGATGGGGCGCGCGATTCAGGTCTCCCCGCAGGACAACGACGCCGAGCACATCGCGAGCCACGCCCGCGCCCGCGGCGCGCTGCCGCCCGACAGCCCCGAGCACCAGACGCTGCTCCAGCACGAGCAGGCGCACGCCACGCAGCTGCTCGTCAAGCAGCAGGCGGCGCTCCTCCAGCAGTCTGCGGCGATGCCCGGGGGCGGCACGAACGGGGGGCCCGCCCCGGCGGGGGCGAAGGCCGGCATGAAGCCGCGGATGGGTGCGGACTCCGGCATGGGACCGGCGCGCGCGATGCTGGCCGCCCCCGGGGGCGCGCCGGGAGGCCCCTGATGCCGCTGAAGAACGTCCGCTACCGCGTCACGACGACGGGCACGGGTCAGAAGGTTCGCCTCGCCGTCCGCGGCGGCAGCGCCGCGAAGAAGACAGGCACCGTCGTCGAGGCGAAGGGCCCGACGGGGACGGTCCACACGCCGGCCGAGTTCGCCGCCGACCGCGCGAAGAAGAAGCCGATGAAGGCGCCGGCGATGACCGCGAGGATGGCGCGGATGCAGCGCATCAAGGACTTCGAGGACGCGCATGGCGATGATGCCCTCTAGCCCGAACACGAAGTCGAAGCCGATGATTTATCTGTCGTGGCCCAAGAAGGGTCTGAAGACGTCCGGCGATATGAAGGCGCTCAGGATCGGCAAGTCGTGCGTGATCCGGCTCAAGGGCACGGTGAAGGGGTTGTCCGAGAGAGAGGACGGGCGTTCGCTCGATATCGAGCCGAGCGAGATCAGCATCCGGAATCACGTCGAAGCGTTCGAGGACGAACATGGCGACACGACGCTCTAAGACGCGCCTCGACGTGCTCCGCGGGACGCCCCCGGGCGAGCTGACGGCGCTCGACCTGGACCTCGTGATCGCGGAGGCCGATCGGAAGATCGCGCTGATGCAGGCTCTGGCCGAGTCGGACGCCTGGCGCCTGCTCTGCCGCGTCCGCGAGCAGCGCAAGAAGAATCTCGGCCGGCAGCTCGAGGGGCTCGTCAAGCGCCTCGCGCAGCCGCTCGAGGGCCAGCCCCCGGTGACGACCGACCAGCTGACCTACCTCCGGGGGCGTCAAGACGAGAATACCGAGCTGCTGAGCTTCCCGGCCCGAGCGCGTCTGCTCTGGCAGCAGGAGCGGGAGCAGCTGGACCAGTTTCGCCAGCAGCGGGCGTCATCGCTGCATGCGCCGCCGAGGCGTTAAACCGGGAGGACGTCGGCATGGACAGGAACAGCGACTGGCACGAGGTGACCGACCGGGCGGCGTGGCTGCTCGCGCGAGGGCGTGGGCCCATCGCGGGCGGATCGGACGACGACCCGGCCGCGGGCACCGAGGGGACGGAGACCGCCGATGACCTGGCGGGCGCCGCCACCGACGGCGAGCCCGGTGACGAAGGCGCGGAGGGGGCGGAGGGGGCCGAGGGCGCGGCGCAGGGGGAGGAGACCGAGCCGGGGGCGGAAGGCGACGGACCCGATGGGGAGCCAGCGGACGGGCTTGACAGCCGGCCGCGCTCGCGGGGCCAGCGGCGCTACCAGGCGCTGGCCAACGCCAACCGGGAGCTGCGGCAGACGATCGAGGCGCTCGATCGCCGGCTGAAGGGGCTGGAGCCGAGGCCGGGGAGCGACGAGGCGCTGCCGGGCGAGTTCAAGGAGCTGGACCAGCATCTCGGGGGCTACGTCGGGCACCGGCTCGGCGGCGTCACGAAGCTGATCGAGGCCCAGAAGCAGCAGATCGCGGGGCTCCAGTCCTGGATCCAGTTCTTCGGCGACCAGGCCGACTTCTACTCGAACCACCCGGAGTACAGCCGCGGGGAGCCGCGGCGGCTGGTCGAGTCGATGGTCCGGCTGCTCGGCCAGAAGTACGGCCCCGAGGGGGCGCTCCGCGAGGACGCGCTCCAGTACCTCCGCGGCCACCCGAAGTACGCGAAGCACTTCGTCACTGAGGCCGAGGGAGCGGACCGGCTCGCCGGCCGTGTGGCGGACGCCCGACGGGGCGCCGGCAAGACAGGGGGACGGCCCGTCACCAAGGCGGGCGCTCGCGCGTCGGAGCCGCTGGACCTGGGGGCCATCAGCTCCCCGGCCGAGCGCGTGAAGGCGATCGAGCGCCAGTTCGGGGACGCGCCGTTCTGAGACAGGAGACGACGATGATGTGGCTCACGCGGATGATCGCGGCAGTCTGGTTCTGGGTCGGCGAGCGCCTGCCGCGCTCGCCGGCGACGCGGATTGGCGCCTTTGTGCTGCTCCCGATCGCGGGCGGCGCGGACACGACCTCGACCACCCTCACCAACGACATGCTGTCGGCCTACATCGCGGACAAGACCCTGATGGTGGCCGAGAAGCAGGTCAAGATGGCGCAGCTCGGCGACCCCGCCCGGCTGCCGTCGAAAATGTCCACCACGTTCCAGTACACGACCTATGACCGGCTGGCACTCCCGCAGTCGACGTTGACCGAGGGCGTCACGCCGGCCTCGACGCAGATGTCGATCTCCACCGTCTCGGCGACCGTCGAGCAGTGGGGGCAGGTCGTCGTCATCACCGATGTCGCCAACCTCACGATCAAGCACAACGTCTTTCAGAAGGCCGTCGCGCTGCTGGCCCTGGCCGCGGCCGAGACGCGGGACCGCGAGGTGCAGGAAGTCCTCCTGGCCGGGACCAACGTGCAGTACGCCGGCACCAGCAACACGACGCGGGGCAACCTCGCCGCGGGCGACGTGATCACCACGGGCACGATCCGCACCACGGTCGCCAACCTCCGGAACAACGGGGCGCGGCCGTACTCGGGCGATCTGCTCGTCGGCGTCCTCGACCCCTCGGTCGAGCAGGACCTGACCTCCGACGCGACCTTCGTCGCGGCGGCGCAGTACAGCAAACTCCAGCTCCTGATGAACGGGGAAATCGGCACCTGGATGGGCGTCCGATGGATCCGCTCCAACTTCCTCTACACCTTCACCGGCGCGGCGTCGGCCACGGCGGCGGACGTGGCGGCGGCCGGCTCGATCGTCGCCAACACGACCGTCTACACGGTCACGACGCGCGTGGACACCACCACCGGGTTCGAGAACGGGGGCACGCAGGAGGCGACGACGACGGTCGCCAACGACGGCAACGACACGCACGCGGTCCGGGTGACGATGCCCTCGACCACGGGCTACACCTACAACGTCTACGCCGGCACGGTGTCGGGCACGCTCTACCAGGTGTCCACGGGCAACGCGGCCAGCGCGACCTACGACATCACCACGGTGCCGACCTCCGGCACGCAGCACCCCGCGATCGCGGCGACGGGCGTCACCACGCACGTCGTCTGGGTCCTCGGGAAGGAAGCCTTCGCGGTCGTGACGCTCGACGGCATGTCGCTGCAGACCTACGCCGTGCGGGCCTCCGCGTCGGACTCGGACCCGCTGGCGCAGCGGCACAAGGCGGGCTGGAAGCTCATGTTCAAGAGCGTGATCTGCAACCAGAACTACCTGCGCCGCGTGGAGTGCACGAGCAACTATTAGGCCGGCGCCTGAGAGGAGTCACGTATGGCAGCCCCTGAGCGGGCTGCGGCCGGGACGGCGGGGGGCGCAAGCTCCCCGCCCCTCTGGCAGCAGCTGCACTACCCGGACGAGCGGACGTTTCAGGCGATCATGGACCAGCACATCGAGCTCGGCTTCGACGCCGCGAAGAACGAGCCGCGCGACTTCTACGCGCTGCCCCCGTGGGTGCGCCTGGGATGGCCCGCGGCCGAGGTCTACGACCGCGCCAAGGGCAACAAGGCCCTGGCGGTGATGCCGTGGGCGAAGGTGATCGCGCGCTACCCGCCGCGCGCCGGCGTGTCGGAGCGCGAGCAGGATCTGTGGCGGATCCTCAACTACTGGCCCAAGCAGTGGGGCGAGGACTTCGTCGAGGTCGTGATCCGGATGAAGGGCGGGGTCCACTTCGCCTCGGCCTATCCCATCGGCAAGGACGAGAAGGGCCGCGACATCATGCACGCCGTCGAGCTCGACTTCTCGCCCGGCCGGCACCGGCTGCCGAAGTCCGTGGCGGCCGAGGTGCGGTACGCCGACCAGAAGGCGCACGAGGAGTACATCAACCAGTTCATCCCGAAGGTCCACCAGGACAAGGTGACCGTGATCTCGGGCACGCAGTACCCCGGCATGGTGAGCGGCGCATGATCGGCGAAGCGCTCGTCCTGCTCGCGACGGTGGGGCTGGTCGTCGGCTTCCTCGTCTGGCGCCACCGCCAGCGCCCGCGCTACCTCGTGACGCTCCAGCGCGTGACGAACGCCACGCAGCAGCCGGAGACGGTCACCGTGCAGGCGAACCTCCCGGCGAGCGCCTCGGCCGCGGACATCTGGGAGGCGATCGAGGTGCAGATGGGCCTCCCGTGCCAGGCGCGCATGGTGTCGCTCAACGACGAGATCCTCGAGGAGGTCGCGCGCGCCTCGGAGGCGATCGCGGCGCGGCAGGCGCGCGTCCGGAGCGAGAAGGCGGACTTCCACGCCGACAAGAAGCGGCGCCGGATCGCCCGGCGGCTCGGGAAACCCGTGGAGCAGGTGACGGACGACGAGGTCCGCGAGGCGCTCGCGCGGGCGCAGAACGCCCAGGAGGCTCCGGGGTAGATGGCCACCGCGCAGTCGATCATCGACCAGGCCGCGGAGCTCGCCGGCAACACGTCGATCAGCGCGACGCATCGCCTGGCCTGGCTCAACCGCTTCCTGGAGGCGGAGTACCGGCGCAAGTACCCGTGGCAGCGCCAGACGGCGACGATCGCCTTCGCCTCGGGCGGCGTGTCGAACACGGCCGACTGGCCGAGCACGTTCCTGGACACCTACCAGCACGAGGACGGCTCCTGCGGGCGCTACACGGACTCGGGCAGTTCCATCGTGACGCTCTTCGAGTGGACCTACCGCACCTACATCGCCAAGGCCGACCGCAACACGTCCACCGGCCCGCCGCAGCGGATCGTCGCGGACCCCGTGACGGGGACGTGGTACGTCTACCCCAAGACCGACCAGGCGTACACGGTGAGCGCGGACTACTACCAGCTCCCGGCGGCCGTGGCGGTCGGCGACACGCCGCTCTGGTCCTCGCACGCGCCGGACGAGATCCTCGTGCAGGCCGTCAAGGTGGCGCAGCTCTTCCACCAGGACGACACCCGCTACACGCGCGAGTACGCGATCCTCTATGGGGACAACCGGCTCGAGCTGCCCGGTCTGCTCCCCACCTACCGCCGCCGCGTGTTCCTGGACGAAGGCGTGACGCACCCCTCGGCGCTCGACCCGCGGATCTACCTCACGATGCCGGTCAACGACTGATGGCCGACGAGATCCGCGTCCGCTGCCTCTGCTGCGGCACCCCGGTCGTGCTCCGCGACGCTGAGGGGCGCACGATCGTGCTGGCCGAGTACGCCACGCTCGGTCTGCGCCTGAACACGCTCCAGCATCACGCCGTGCCCGCCTGCCGGCGCTGCGCGGCGGACGTGCGGCCGGAGCAGTGCGCGGCGCTCACGGAGCAGATCAAGGCGCTGGCGACCGCGGATGGGACGGCCGTGCAGTGGTCGCCCGAGGACTTCGCCCAGCTCGAGGTGATCGGGACGGCGGCTGAGTTCCGCGGGCTCGAGGACGGGGCCAGGCGCCCGGTCATCGTGCCCGAGCACGGGCCCCGCCGGCTCGCGGTCGTGCCGCGTGCCCACGCGCTCGAGGCGCACCGCCGTGCCCCGTAACGAGTCCGTCGTCCTCACCGAGCGCCTGGCCGGCGTCGACCTCTTCACCGAGGCGACGCAGATCGCGGACAACCGCTTCCGCAAGCTTCGCAACTACTACCCGCCGCGGGGCAGTCTCCGCATCCTCGGCAAGCGGCTCGGCTCGTCGACGTACAACACGAGCGCGGTCAGTGGCGTCAACCGCTTCGACAACGGCATCCGCGCCTGGACGGCGGCGACGCGCAAGCTCATCGTCGCCGGCAACCGGGCGACGGCCGATCGCCTCTACGTCGGCGACGACGGCGCGGGTACGCTCGCCGAGATCACGGGGCCGACGGCCCTGCCGACGAGCGTCAACTGGTACTTCCGGAACTGGCCGCTCCTCGGCACGGTGTACGCCGCCTCCGGCGACGGCTCCGTGGCGATCCAGATCAGCAGCGACTTCGCCACGCGGACGGACATGTCCGTGAGCGCCGGGGCGACCGACGCGCAGTACGGGAAGTTCCTCGAAATCTTCCGCCAGCGCCTCGTCACGGCGCGCACGGCGACGAACCCACAGCACATCTACTACTTCGACGCGGGCTCGGACAGCGTCATCGGCGCCACGCAGTTCTGGCGCGCGGATCAGCCGGTGACGGCGCTCGGCAAGGCGACCTTCGGCACGCAGGCGAACGCGCTCCGCGAGATGCTCGTCGTCGGCACCGAGACGCAGCTCTACTACGTGGCCGGGGACGTGGACGCCACGCTCGAGCAGGTCTCGGGCTCCATCGGGTGCGTGTCGCCGAAGACGCTGGTCAACACCCCGCTCGGGCTCCTGTTCCTCGGCGCCGACCGGATGGTGTACCTGATCCGCTCGGTGGGGCCGCCGGAGAAGGTGGGCCTGCGGATCTACCCGGACCTCCTGAAGATCCCCTCGGCGCAGCTGGTCGACGCCTGCGCGGTCTACCACAACGGCTTCTACAAGCTCGCCTTCGCCACGACGGGCGGCTCGACGAACACGCTCCAATACTGGGGCGACCTCCTGCCGGTGCTCGCGGGCGAGGACACGATCGACTGGTACGGCCCGCACGACGGCCTGGCGATTCTGGCCTTCGTGCTGCTGGACGGCCCGGCGGACGGCCTGCTGCTCTACGGCTGCCAGGACGGCGCGGGCACCGTCTGGAAGCTCGACCAGGCGTCGCTCTACCAGGACGGCGCCGAGACGGTGGTCGGCGAGATCCACACCAAGGAATTCGCGGAAGTCACCGAGGACGCGCCGGAGAACAAGCTCCGGCAGAAAATCTGGAACGGGTTCGCCTTCGGCTACCTGAAGGAGGCGACCGGCTCCGTCGGCGTCTCGGCCGTGGTCGACGCCGGGGCCTCGACGGTCTCGGACACGCTCTCGTGGTCGGTCTCGGGCGCGCTCTGGAATTCCGCGATCTGGAATACCGACCTCTGGGGCGGCTCCTCCTTCACGGAGGACGTGCTGAACTGGACGAGCCGCATCGTGGGGCGCACGGTGCAGCTGCAATTGACGCACAACGTCGCGGCGGACTGGAAGCTTCGGGACTTCACCCGCAAGGTGCGCGTCATCCCGAGGATGCCGTGAGGGGTCTAGTCGCCGAACCCGAGTCGCACGCGGGTCCCCGCCCAGCACGTCGCGATCTGCTCGCGCGGCATGAGGCAGGCGGCCAGAACGTCGAACTCCGCGCGCTTCCCGGCGCGGGCCAACTCGACGAGTTCGGCGGTGGCGTTGTCGGGGACGACGACGTCGGGAGCCGGCCAGAAGGGCAGAAGATTCGTCATCGCCGCCGTGTCCAGAAAGAGGTTGTAGAGGGCGTTGAGTTGCCGCTGCTGTTGGAGCGCATCACGGAGCGCCTCACGCCTCCGGCGGTCGGCCTCGTCGAGGTCGTTCTGCCGCGGGCGCATGAACTCCATTCCGCACATGTCACAGCGCGCGAGCCCACCGACCAGACGCGGCAAGAAAGCGCGGACAGCGTGCTCACACGTGCAGGGTGCGGGGCCGCGAAGGATTCGATCGTCCGGCATCGCAGGAGCACTCTAGCATGAACGCCGACCTCGCCGCGCTCGCCTGCCGGATCGATCTGCACGAGGGCACGCTCCTCTACTGCGACGCCGAGCGGCAAGCGCGCATCGTCGCGCTCGTCCAGATCGTGACCGTCGCGGGCGAGCTGGAGACGCAGACCGCGCTGAAGACCCACGGCGAGATCGGGATGCTCGTGCAGTCGCTCGCGGCGTTCTTCGTGCATAACCCCGGGCTCCTCGAGGCCGTGACCGGCATGGTCACGATGATGCGCCAGCGGGGCGGCGGCTAGCGATGGCCCTCATCACGCGCCCCTACACGTACACCGCCGGCACGGTGATCGATCCCGCGCAGGTGACATCGAACGAAACGACCCTCTACAACGACTACAACGGGAACATCGACGCCGACAACATCTCGAGCCTCGCCGAGAACGTCATCGTCTTCGCCGCCTCCGGCCACGCCCACTCGGGCGGCGCGGGCGGGGCGCCGATCCAGCTCGTCCAGGGCACGAACATCGCCTCGGCGTCGAGCCTGACGATCCCGACCGACGGCAACGTCTTTCTCATCACGGGCTCGACGGGCGTGACGGCGCTCTCGACGCGCAACAGCGGCGTCACCGTGTTCCTCCGTTTCCAGGCGGGTCTCACGCTGACGCACAACGGGACGAGCCTGATCCTGCAGGACGCGCGGAACCTCGTCGTGCAGGCCAACGACGTGATCGCCTTCTACTCGCTCGGCTCCGGCAACTGGCTGCAGATCACGCGGAAACCCTGGCGCACCGACCGGCGCATCGCGGGGCTCACGCTCTCGAACAACGGCACCGACCCGACGAACGACATCGACATCGCCGCGGGCTGGACCCGGAGCGGCGACGACCTGGACGACCTGGTGCTCGCCGCGGCGCTCACCAAGCAGCTCGACGCCGCGTGGGCCGTGGGCACTGGCGCGGGGGGCCTGGACACGGGCGCGATCGCGAACGACACCTACCACGTCTGGCTCATCAAGCGCATCGACACGGGTGTGGTGGACGCGCTCTTCTCGCTCTCGGCCTCGTCCCCGACGATGCCGACCAACTACACCGAGAAGCGGCTGATCGGCTCGATCATCCGCTCGGGCGGGGCGATCGTGCTCTTCACGCAGACCGGCGATCGGTTCGTGCGGAGCGTGCCGTCCCAGGACGGCGCGCAGACCAATCCGGGCACGGCGGCGACGACGGTCACGCTCGCCGTCCCGACGGGCCGCGTCCTCGGCGCGATCATCACGTTCGCGGTCGATAACAGCACCACCGCCACGTTCTTCGCCCTGGCCACGGCCCTCACGCAGGCGGATACGGTGCCGTCGGCGACGGCCTTCGATCTCCTGAGCGAGAGCGCGAACAATCAGCCGAGTGCCGTCAAGACCGTCGAGACCAACACCTCGGCGCAGATCCGCACGCGGCAGAGCGCCAGCGGCGCGGCGGACGTCCAGTACGTCATCACCCACGGCTGGATCGACCGCCGCGGCCAGGACGACGCGGCATGA